AGCCAATACGGATTAAATACAGCTTTGGAAGTAAGTGCGGCCACAGGCGCATCGGTCATTGAAGTAAGCAACGCTATTGCCAAAGGTTTTGTTGGACAAACTAGAGCGCTGAAGGCTTTAGTACCAGGCTTAGATGAAGCAGCTTTAAAAACTGGCGACATGGAAGCAATACTAAAACAATTAAACAAATTATTTGCAGGCCAAGCAGCGGCTAGATTAACTACTTACTCTGGCAAGATGGATCTTTTAACAGTAGCCAGTTCTAATGCAACAGAAATAATAGGCGAAGGTTTAGTTGATGCTTTAACTGAATTAAGCAAAGATAAAAGCATAAGCAATTTGGCGACCAGTATGGAAAATCTAGCAACTAATACCGCTGCTGCTATTACAGAAATTGCTAAAGTCATTAGCAAATTTACAGAATTAACTGGCAACCCATCATTTAAAGCTGGAATGCTGGCTTTAGCATTACTAACTAAAAATCCTAAAATAGTTGTAGGCGTAATGAGCTATATTGGTGCCTCTGGCGCTTTAGGTTTAGCAAGTAAAGATTATGGTTTTGGCGATCAAGGTGGCACACCATTTGGTCAGGCTGCATCAGCTTCACAATTAAAAAAAGATGAAGAAGCAAGGATCGCGGCAGCTTTAGCAAAATTAAAAGCTAGAGAATTAAAGTTGTTAAAAGAAAAGAATGCTTTAGAAGCTTTAAAAATGAAATACGATACCGAGCGCATAGGTTTAATGAAAGCGCTTAATGAAGCAACTGATCAAGAAACCCGAATCCGCCTTGCGGAGAAGCTAGCAATTTTAGATGGCAACGCAGCTAAAGCGCAACAATATCTAGCAGATACGGAATTGACGTTTCAAACAAATCAATTGGCTAAGTCTATGAATAACGCTGCATTATCAGCCGATGCATTTTCAAACTTTGCTATGGGTGCAGTCCAACGTGGCGAATACGCAGACGCTTACAAAAACATAAGCAACGTTCCTACGCAGAGTGTTGGTGGTGCTATGCAATTACCAAGCGCTGCAAGTTTTGCTATGGGCGGTGTATCACGTGGCGAATACGCACCAGTAACTGTAAACGTGGCTGGATCAGTATTAACCGAACAAAGTTTGACCGACACAATTAACGAGACTTTATTAAGAATTAACAAGATGGGCCGTGGCACTACACCTGCAGGCGGTCTATCTGGCGGTACATAATGGCTGTACCAACAATCAATGCCATAATTAACTTTAGTACTGGCCCTGCTACTGCACAGGCCATGCAGTTAGATATTGGCATACTAGGCACAAACGTATTAGCCGATGCTGTAGCTGTAATTGTTGATGTATCTAACCGAGTTAATTACGTGCAGACAAGCACAGGCCGTAACGCATTTACTGATACATTCCAGACTGGCCAACTTACTTTACGCATCGTAGATCAAAATGGCGACTTTAATCCTACTAACCCTGCAGGGCCTTACTATGGCTTACTGACACCGATGAAGAAGGTGCAAATAACTGCTAATTACAATGGCACTACCTATCCAATCTTCTCAGGCTTTATTACATCCTATGTAAACACTCAACCGAAAGATGCAACAGAAGTTGCCTATACAACTATACAAGCTGTAGATGCGATGAGGCTTGCCCAGAATGCACAGATATCTACAGTGGCAGGTGCTAGTGCTGGCGATTTATCAGGCACACGCATCAATGAGATACTAGATCAAATTTCTTGGCCAGCCACAATGCGTCAAATAGATGCAGGTCAAACTACATTACAGGCAGATCCAGGCACAGCACGCACTTCTTTAGGCGCTATGCAGACTGTGGCAGATTCAGAGTATGGCGCTATCTATGTTGATTTTAATGGAGAGTTTGTATTTAAGGATCGTCTTACTGCCACTGCATCTATAGGTGGCACACCAACAGTCTTTGCAGATGATGGCACAGGTATTTCTTATGCTAATGCTGTTTGGAAACTAGATGATAACTTGATCTTTAATTCAGCGCAGATCAGTCGTGCAGGTGGTACACCACAGACAGCAATTAACCAGCCATCTATTGACAAATACTTTATACATTCATATAACCTTCAAGACTTGCTAATGCAGACCGATGCAGTAGCCCTAGATTATGCTCGTGCTTATGTGGCATCTAGAGCTGAGACCACTATTCGATGTGATGCTATTGAACTTGATCTATACACCAGTAACTACAATTCAGGCATCCTTGCTGCCCTAGACCTAGATTTCTTTGATCCAATAACAGTTATTACAACCCAGCCAGGTGGCTCTCAACTAGAGAAAACCTTGCAGATTTTTGGCGTAGCAAACACAATTACACCTAATTCCTTTAGGACAGTGTTTACAACGCTAGAACCTGTCATAGATGGGTTTATACTAGGCAACGTAGATTACGGTGTCTTAGGACAGAACGTCTTATCTTATTAAGGAGATAGAATGCCAACTTTTCCAGGCTTAACAGGTGATGTAGTTACTTCCGCTATGTGGAATGGACTACCAGCCTTTACAGTACAAACTGCTAAGACAGTTGATTACACAGCTACAACTAATGATGAGTACCAACAACTTATCCCAATGAATAAAGCAACCGCTATTGCATTTAAGATCCCAACCGATGCTACATATAATTTTGCAGTAGGTACAGTTATTACAGTATTAAATATCGGGGCAGGTGCAGTAACAATAAGTGCAGTAACACCTGGCACAACAACAGTATTAAGTGCTGGATCAGTTGCAGCATCACCAACAGTTGCACAATACAAATCAGCAGCGTGTATTAAGACAGCTGCTAATGCTTGGTATGTAGTTGGGGCTATAGGATAAATGTTAAATATATTATCGGCACTATACGCAACGGCAGGAAATCCACCTACAATTACTGCTGATTATTTATGTATCGCAGGTGGCGGTGGTGGTGGTAGAGAAAGTTTTGATTCAGGTATTGGTGGCGGTGGCGGTGCAGGTGGTATGCGATGCACAGTTACAAATACTGGCGGCGGTGGAACTTTAGAATCTGCTATAACTTTGAACAGTGGCACGACTTACACAATTACAGTCGGCGCTGGTGGTGCGTCTAGAACTACTGGTGGAGTAGGAAATAACGGAAATAACTCATCTATTGCGGGTTCAGGTTTATCTACTGTTACATCAACTGCTGGTGGCGGGGGCGGTGGTGGTAGTTCTAATGGTAATAACTCCCCTGGTCAAGCAGGCGGTTCAGGTGGTGGCGGTCAAGGTGATACTGCTGGACTTGCTGGTGGTACTCGTACTGCATCTCCAGTACAAGGATTTGATGGTGGTAGTGCTAATAGCGGTACTGAACCAGGTGGCGGTGCTGCAGGTGGCGGCGGTGCAGGCGAAGCAGGCAACACAGATAGTTTTGGTTTCGGTGGAGATGGAATAGCAACAGATATTACTGGCTCATCTGTTACATACGCAGGTGGTGGCGGTGGAGCAGAATACACATTCTTAGCTGCTGGTGGTACTGGCGGCGGTGGTGATGGTGGTGTATATGCTTCTTCTAACGGAATCAGTGGCACTGCAAATACTGGCGGTGGTGGCGGTGGTGGCGCTGGTGATGCAACATTTAATTCAAGCGGTGCAGGTGGTTCAGGGACAGTAATTTTACGCACACTCTACGCAGCTGTATCAACTACTGGTTCACCAACATTTACAACATCTGGTTCATATTTTATTTATCAGTTTACAGGCGATGGGAGTATCACTTACTAATGGCTCACTTTGCAAAATTAGATGAAAACAATGTTGTAGTTGCAGTGCATGTTGTCAATAATAATGTTATTACTGTTAATGGTGTGGAGTCAGAACAAGTGGGTATTGATTTCTTAACTTCATTACATGGACACAATTTATGGAAACAAGCATCATATAACGGAAAGATACGCAAAAATTATCCTAGTGTTAATTTTATCTATGATGCAGTTAGAGATGCTTTTATCGAGCCTGAGCCTGTTGGTAATTTAGGCTTTGATGAGGAAACTTGCCAATGGATAATGCCAGAGGTTGAGTTTGAAGCCTAAACTATGTGCAGCTGGAGTTCAGTTAAGAGATCAAGTTGATACCTGGTTTCCGGATAGGCGTACTGCCAGTGATGGGTGGTTGGGCGATAGCCGTCACTCCGCCAGAAAATCAGATCATAATCCAGACGAGTTTGGATACGTACGAGCAATTGATATTGATTCTGGGCTGGAGCCATCCGATGGGATCGCACCTTATTTGGCTGACCAAATCAGAATCGCAGCCAAGTCGGATCCACGCATATCATACGTCATCTTTAACAGGCGAATATGCTCGAAGATATTAAATTGGAAATGGCGTAATTACAAAGGCATTAACCCACACACAAAACATATACATATCAGCTTTACAACACTAGGCGATCTAAATGGCGCAGCGTTCGACATACCACTAATAGGGGGCAAGATATGAAGATAAGCAAAAAGCAAAAGGCAATACTAAAATCATACTTTAGAGGTGTGCTTGTATCGCTACTAACATTCTTAGCAAGTAATGAATTAGGTTTAGATCCTGCCGTGTCTGTGATTGTTGCAGCTTTAGCAGGTCCAGCAGCTAGGGCTTT